CGCAGCTGCTCGGCCGTTCGGTTGTCTTCAGGATTCATCTTTTCGTCGACCCCTCCAACGTAGCACACTCCGATGCTTGTCGCGTTGTGCCCACGCGCATGTGCGCCTCGCACGTCGAGACTCCGACCGAGCTCGATTTTTCCATTTCGCCTTATTACGAAATGGTACCCAATATCCCTCCATCCTTTTGCCAAATGCCACGAACGGATTTCTCGGCTTCCGATGTCCTGGGTCGGTTTTGTCGCGCTGCAATGGATGATGATTTTTTCAATTGTTCTGTCCATTCTCTTTTCGTTCTTTTCGAGCCTTTAGGGCTCGTTCAACATTCATCCAAATGAGGGTGATTCCGGTCACAACACCAAGCGTCCAGGTGATGCATTCCGAGAGCATCAGCATTGACCAGCTGAAGCCAAAAATGTTGAGGAGATTTTCATGTGTCATTCGTAGTTGATTGTGAAGCCAAACTGGGTGAACGCGTTGCCGGTCGTTGAGCTTTGCCGGCCGATGAAAAGCCACAAGGTTTCACCCTTGCGGATGTTCAAGCCCGTTGCTCGATACGAGAATGGGTATGCGACGCCATTTGTTGCGACGGTAACGGTCTGGGATTGTACCCGAACCAGGCTGAAATTTTGGGTGGTTCCAATGGGAGAGCCATGGTAGAAAGCAATCGTGATGTTGTCACGAGCTGTCTCAGGCAAAACGAATCCATCGAGGTGAATTACAGTCGCATCCTCTGGTAGCGTGAAACAACTCCCCGCATAGCGCCCCAAAATAGTTGTGGGCGTTGTGGTCGAAAGGTTCCAGGCGCGGCTTGCCCAGCCCTCCGTGGTGTGACCGTAGTACAATGTCCCTCGAGCAAGATTCAGGTTTGGACGAGTGAAATGGGTGACAAGAAATTTCCGACCTCCACCGCCTCCGGTTTGAGGAACGAATCTGAAGTTTCCGCTGCCGTCTGTTGACAGCACTTCGCCATTGTTTCCATCCGCTACGGTTCCGAAGTTTCCGCCTACATCGACCTTCAAGAGGAGTGGCGTTGCAGGGCTAGTCGAAACGCCTTTGATTCGGTTCGCCTGTGTCTCCACATCATCGAGGTCAACGGGCTGAGTGATGGACATGAAATCCGTCTTGAACTTGACGAAAGAAATGTCGTTTCCGGTGGTCACTGTTCCACCAAAATTGTCGGACAATCCGACGGGCACAATGTCCGTGCTCGGGTTGGATGAGTCACCGCCCGATGTTCCAGGCCCTTCTCCGTCAAATCCGAAGGGCCTTGTGTCATCGTCAACCGGGTTGGTTGTTCCCCCCGTTGTGGCCAGCAAAGCAAGCTCGCAATCGTACACCTGTGAAGCGGCCGTAAAGCCCATGTTCATGATGTACCATTGACGGTTCGAAGAGGTAGCCTCATCGACAATGCTGACGAGCCTTGTCGGGGGCAACAACGAAATCAATCCGGAGTTGTACGTGTGGGACACTCGGTTGAAGGCGCGGTGGTCACTTCGCACCTTTCCGACAAACGTGGCTTTCCTGGTTCGAAGAGTCTCATCACGCATGAAGAGATTTTCTCGAGCAATCAGCTGGTGAAGAGGTCTTCCGTTCGCGGAGGTGTCTCCCCAGGTCACCCAGTTTTGGTCGGCTGGCGTGACTGTTCCGGGGTTGTTTACGTCGTCCAGTTTGAGGACACCCAGATTCTGGTCGGTGTACTTGTCGCCTAGGATGCTTGTGCACGTCAATTGCGTGCTGTAGTTCGTCTGGTCTGCAGAGGTGAAAACCACGTCCGCATCAGGGTCGTCATGAGTTGAAGCGAACAGTCTGAAATTCGTGATGGTTCCGGGGGTGTAACCAATCAAACCAGGAAGCCCACCATTGGAGGTCGGACCAATGTTCAAGGTGTTATTTCCGTCCCTGAACATGTACTTCATGGAAGCCCTAAATTGAACCCCCACGTGGTCTGCTGCTTGCTGCGGCACGGCGGGCAAAACCCACGCGACATTCGCGTGGCATTCGCTCATCTGTGTGCCGTCTCCCAAGAAGCCCGAACTGAATCGGAATGGGTCATTGTTTCCGAGTGCCAGGTGAAGCCCTCCAACAACGGTTTGCTCCGTTCCACCAGAGTTGAAATTGTACACCGCCGGCTCCTCGTTGCAACCAGGGAATGGCATGACAAAATCGTACGTCGATGGAGTCGTTGTCCATTCAACCGCGCCGCTTTGTTCGAGGGGTTTATACGTCAAGTCAGCGGCAGCTGTTCGGTGGATGTTGTAACCAGTCGAAGACATGACCAAATCACGCTTCAGGTAGTATTGTCCCACCTTGATTTCAAACTGCATCACGGGCTTGGCTCCAATCATGCCCGTATCGATGTTGTAGTTCTGTCCAGCAGAGCCGAATCCGAGCGACCAAATTCGCAAGTCACCGGTCAAGCTTATGGATGTCCCCGGCTCAACAGTTGCATCTGGCGAATTGAGCAATTCTGGCAGAGCCCCGTTCGTGTATACATTGCCATCCGCTGGGTACACCCGAACTTCGAGAAGAGGCCTCGTGAAAATTGTTCTCGCGCCGCCCTTTTTGTGGACGCTTTTCGATTGTCGAACAGGGAACAAAAACGAGTCCCTCACGCCAGCCGCTTGCTCGAATCCAGCGGCATACAACGGGGTCTCGGTCACAGTGTCTTCAGTGGCCGTGAAAATGGTGTCGTTGAGCTTTTCATATTGGTACCTCCCGACGTATGTGGATTGTCCGGTTTGCCATGGACAATGAGCCAAGAATGTTCCACCATATTGGAACATTCGAATCTGAAAAACGGACAGGATATGCTTGAGCACTTCCGCGCAGCTGGAGTTCTCCGTGCTAACGTAGTCTCCACCAAAAATATCCTCCTCCCGGTCAATCTCCAAAAACGCCGAAGCATCGCACTTCGTGAAGCCAATAACAGACTTCTCCAAGGTGTTGCTTGCGCCGTACAAATGCTTGTCCTTGTCGGCAATCCATTGGTAATGCGTGAAGATGCCTTCACCGTAGTCCGATGTTCCTGAAAGCTGGGTATAGGTTCCATTGGCTTTCCAGCCCCACAAAGTGTGGGTCGGAATCTTGTTGAAAATGCGCTGCAAGTGCGTGCCCACATTCTGCGTGTCCTCGTACGGCCGGCCGTCTGGTTGTGCGTACTCGATGTCGTTCAGGAGGGAGAGACCGCAATGCGCCTTGATACGGATTGAATCGGGGTGCGTATACGGACCCCAATTGATTCCCTCGTGGGAAATCAATCCAAACCAAAATGGACGCACGTAACCAGTCCCGCTTGAGACCTGTCCGTTGACCGTGTAGATGGCCACCCCGAAGCGCATGTCTTGGGCTCCTTTGATGACCGACAAAATCTGGTCATGCTTCGTGTCTGTCACCATCAAATCGAAAGTGACCTCAGTCGAAATGGCCCCTACTTGAAACGTGTCGGATTTACCGTCCATTTTCCACGTGAAACCATCCGGCCCGAGCTGGAATGGTTCAGGCGAGGCGGCACTCCACGAAAACCCACTCGGGGACAATTGGTTGTCGATGATTTCAACGACCCAAACGCCTCCGGTGGAATCAGTGAAACGAGAGCGAAGACGACACACCCACCCACTCGTGTTTGCGCCAGGCGCATAGGCTGTCCCGTCGTAGTAGTCAATTGTCATTATGAGATGATTCTGCGACGGCTCAAAAGGCGGTCTGAATTTTCGTTTGAGAGAAAGATGTCGTCACCGTAAATGCGGCCGTTGACGGTCTGAGATTGACCAGCCCCCGCCATGTCCATGAACTGGCCAAGGCGTTCGAACGGAATGACGAACTCACCGCGAGACCCGGGGCGCTCGCCGATGAGGGCCACGGTTGGCCCCGTAACCGCACCACCTTGGGCGAACTTCGGGAGCGATGCAAAGAAGGCTTTCACGATGGCCGGAGCTGCTGCGGCTTTGGCCGCGCCAGCTGCACCACCTGTGACCTGGTTGGCCGGGTCAAGTGGGCTCAGCGCAGAGGTGATTGCGTAGGAGATTGCGAGAGACAAAAGCTGCTTGAGGAGCCCCTTGAAAACATTCTTCAAAGTCTCACCAAAACTTTCGCCTTCAACAATGGCAGACGCTAGCCCGTCGGTCAAGCTCGCGAACGCCTGTGAACTGGCCTCCCCGGCTTGCTCCGCGAGGGTCTTCGTTTCCTCCAGAATTCCGTTGTAGGTTTCGGCCGATTCGATGGCGCTTCCAGAATCGCCTCCTGTATCGCCTCCGACACCTGTTCCTGGCTCAACGCCTGAGTCGATTGTTTGAGCTCCTCCAGTGCCTCCAGAAGAGCCCGAGAACATGCCCATGACCTTGCTGAAGGTTTCACCAAGACTGAATACGGATTTCTCAGTTTCCTCGACGTCAAATTTCAATCCCTCGAGAAAGTCGGTCACGTTCTTTTCAACTCCGTCAAGGGCGGACTGAATTCCACTGTCCACGCCAAATTTTTCCAGAACGCCGTCGACCAATCCGCCGATGACGCCGAACGCGTTGAACAGTGTGCTGACAATAAACTGAAGGGACGATATGAGAGTGTTTCCGAGGTTCTTGAACATGCCTGACCAGTCACCCTCAAATGCGGATTTGAAGGCAGCGAACAGGCTGCCGATTCCCTCGAACAGGAATCCGAAAATGTCGCCCAGTCCATTGACGACTCCGACGACAATGTTTGTGATGGTTTCGCCCCACGTATTCCAGAACGAAATTATCATGTCAATGGCCGCCGAGAAGACAAACACAATGCCGTTGATGACGGTTTCAACAACGCCCAGAAGAGTGTCCAAGAACGTGGCTCCAGGTCCGTCACGGAAGTAGGCCACAACCGCATCCCAATTTTTGATGATTGCAATGACGGCCGCGCCAATCGCGATGGCAACCAACCCGACCGGACCAGTCACCAACGGGAGAAGACGGAGGAGGGTTCCGATGAGTCCGGAGAACTTGCCCACGACGAGCAAGGCTGGGCCGATGGCCGCAGCGATTCCGGCAAACTTCAGAATGGTCTTTTTTGTCTCTGTGTCGAGGCTCGCAAACTTGCTTGCCAAACCGCCGATGAAGTCTGCTGCTTGGACGATTGCGGGAAGCAAGAATTCTGAAAGCGAAAGGGCTGCCGCTTCAATTGCGGAACGCATCCGGTCGAGTGCGCCCTGTGCGGTGTTCTCGAGGGTCGCACGTGCGGTTGCCGCGGCACCATCTGCGTTGTACAGTTTGGTGGACAGTTCATCGAACTGCTGACCGTTTGCCTGGAGGACCGGAATGATTTTGCCGGCACGGTCTCCGAACAGCTCAAACGACTCCGCAACAGAGAGACCTCCGTTGAACAGGGTTCCGAGAATTTTTGACGGCTCAACCCCCTTCTTTGCGAGGGTCGTCATTGCCTTCGTCAGGGCCGTTCCCGCGGTGCTTGCGTCGATACCGTTATTGACCAGAACTCCGAGCGCTGCGGTGGTGTCCTCAAGAGAGATTCCCAGGCCGTTTGCGGTCGGTCCCGCTTTGGCCATTGCGTTGCTGAATTTGTCCAGGTCAAGAGCTGACGAACCGAAGGCCTTGGCCATGACGTCCACGACGCCATTTGTCTTGCTCGCATCAAGTCCGAAACGGTTGAGGGTTGCACCTACTTCCGCGGCCACAACACCGAGCTCCTCATCGAACGCAATACCGAGGGACAGAATGCCCTCCGTCATGCCTTCAATTTCGCCCTGGCTCTTGCCTAGCTTCGCAAGCTCAAGTTGTAGCCCAGCGACTTCCGAAGCGGACTTGCTTGTTGAAGCTCCAAGCGCCTTAGCTTGGGCCTCGAGTTTTCCCATTTCACCGGCCGTGAAACCGCTGACAGCTTGAACCTTCGCAAGAGCAAATTCAAAGTCAACCGCGGTCTTCCCGGCAACCGCTGCGACGGCAGCAAGAGGAGCCGTCAGGGAAGTGGTCAAAGTCTTGCCCGCGGCAGTAGCCTTCGAGCCGAACCGTTCGAGAGATTTTCCCGCACGGATTAGAGCTGCGTCAAAGCCCTTTGCCTTGACCCGCAGAATGATTGAAAGAAGGCTCTGTTTTGCCATCAGGTTTTTTCGTTTCTGGGTCGTTTCAAGTGGGCAACTACATCATCCAGGTCTTCCTTTGTGAATTCCGGTGTGGTATCGAACGGGTAGAAGTCGTCTGGTTTGGCAGGCTGCTTGCCTTTGCCTCTGTGCTGGTTAGCCAGAAGAGCGAGCAAATAGCTGTGCCGTCTCCATTCGAGCTTCTCGTTTTCGAGGGTGCTTGACGTGAAGAAATGAAGCTCACGAAAAGTCATGTCCCAGAACTGGTCCGGGAGCAAGCCCGAAGACAAACCAACCTGGTACAAATCCGACCAGGTGAGCTCCTTCTTCGGGCCCCTCAGTTTCCCTCAGTCTCCTTGCTCTCTGGGGCGAAGACTTCTGTGATTCGTTCGGTCAGTTGCTCAATGGCATCCGGCCCGTCCAAAAGGACCGCAGCGAACCAGTCGAAATCGACCTCAAATTTTTCCTGCTTTCGAATCGCAGAATTGAGGCACCCGCACCATGCAATTTGCGGCATGATTTCCAGCGGGTCTTCTGACATGTCCTTTTCCAGGTCAGCCAGCTTCACACCAAATTTTTGAGTCAGGATTCTGAACGCGTTCAGATTGAGCAAGCACGAGATTTTTTTGCCATCAAGTTCAAGCTCGAAAGCTCCACGCAGAGTGTTGTCCATATTCATCAATTTTTCCTGCCCACGAAGCCCGCTCAGTGGCGGGCTTCTATGGGTTCAGAAAGGGCTAGCTCTTACGTGTGCGCAGCGCTAGTCAAGTCTCCGTTTCCTTCGATGGTGCAGCTGTACGTTGCGAAGTCGTCGACAGAAGCCGAGATTTCAATCGAGGAAATGAAGCCCAAGCCGTAGTACTCGTAGTTGCCTGCAACACGGTCGGAAAACACAACGAGAATGTCGTCGCGGTCCTTGGCGATTTCCAGGAGGCTCTGGAAGTTGTTTGCTGTAGCTGCGGGGGCAGTGAGTTCAACGAGGCCCTCAACCTGAATGCTCCAGGTTTGTTGGCCGGGGATTGTGTGACGCACGGAGGCGTCGTCAAGAACACCCGAGGTGTCTTTCTTGCAAGCCGTTTCGATGGTTGCGTTTGAGAGGCTCAGAGTTGCGTTCGTGCTGCATGCCACGAGTTCCGCGTTGTCTGGGTCGAGAGGGGCGGTGAGGTCTCCAGCCGTGTTGGACACGTAGATGCCGAGAGCGTTACCGTGAATTGTTGCCATGGTCTTTCGTTTTGGGGATGAGAAGCGACGTCTTTGCGAAAGTACCTCATGCGCATACGTGAACCGCGGCTTCGTTCGAACAACATTGCTCTGGACGATTTTGGAGTGCTATAGGGAAGCCCGGATGGTCTGGGCTACTGCTAGGCAGCCAAAACACACCCGGGCTCAATATGGAGCTCCTATGGGCTCCTGGTCAAAGCTGGTCATCCTTCCAGGCATCGTACTCCGCGTCCTCGTCGCGCGCTACGCCTGACCCGTTACACGCGGTGCACGTGTGCCACTCCGGATATTCCCAGCCGTGCGGACCCGTCTCGCCTGAGCCGTCACAGGTCTCGCATCTCGGTGGTGAAATACTCATGACCACAAGAAACAAAACCGCAACCCAGACACAGGGCAGCGGTGTTCATTTGAAGCTCATTCGGGCTCCATACGTGAGCTCGGATGATTTTGGAGTGGTAGACGCTAGGTGAAATGCTCCGGACTCGATATGGAGCTCCTATGGGCTCCGTGTGCTTTTACGAGAGTTGGGACAGTATGGGCAAAAAAAGAGAGCGAGCCTAGCGGCCCGCTCTCAGTTCAACAGAGGGAGAATCGAATTACTCGGCAGCTTCGCCGGTCTTCTTGGTGCGGCGCATCCACACGACCTCATCGAGGCGAACCATTGAGATGGTCGTTCCGTTCTTGAGGGTGACGGTGAAGGAACCGCCCGCGTCCAACTGACGCACCTTGGTTGCACGACGGATTTCAGAGACACGAGAAACGGTGCAGGCTCCGAACGCTGCGGCGAGCGTGTTGTTGTGGAAGATGCCTTCAGCTCCGTCCGCGGTGGTCACGTAGATTCCAGGCTCGCGGCTTTCGTTGGCGACCTCCTCACCGGCCATACGGCTCATTCGTGGGTCGGTCTTCTGTGTGTGAACGTGGTGGCTTGGCAACACGAACTCTTTGCGCTTCGCCTTAGGCTTCGCAGGCGCTTGCTTGACCAGGGTCACAGAAACGGTGTTGTCGTCGTTTCGCTTGACCAGAATTTCTCGGTCCTTCTGGTCGAACATTTCGACCTGGTTGCCGTGACGCTTGAGCTGCTTGCTCAGGGTGTTGGCTTTGACTTCGAGGGCTGCAGCTGCTGCTGCGATGGAATTGAAATTTTTCATGATGAAAAGATTTGTGTGTTTGTTTGTTTGATGTTCAAATATACGTGCAACATCTTTATCGTTCGACGAAAGGGGCAAACTTTTTTTTCTCACTTGTAGCAAGCCACGTCCAGGACGCGCTTCCCTGTGTGCTTCTGAATCAGGGCGATGTTCTCGACCGGGGTGGAACCCTTGAGGGTCCACACACCCTTCATGATGCGACGAGTTTGGTCGTGACGAAATTCGGTGCGGTCGCCAGGCTTGTTCCAGGGTTCGCCGTCTTTTCCGACCCAGGTGCGAACGACCTTGAACTTTCCTGTGTCGCTTTTCCAGAGTTCGAGCCAGCCGCCGTTCTTGTCGCATTCGATAACGTCGAACGAGTAGCTGCCGGGCTTTTGAGAGATTCCTGTTTCGAGGTTCAGGCGACCGTGAGGGAGAATGATTGAAGCCATAATTTCTGTGTGCTTGTTTGTTTGATGTTCAAATATACGTCGATTTGGTTTACCCTTCGACGAAGAGGGTGAATTTTTTTTTCAGAGGAGTTGAAGAGCTGCCTTGTAGACGTCGTTGCGGTCGCTGTCAGACCAACCCAGGTCGCAGCCGTATTCCTTGACCACGTCCCAAACCATATCCTTGGTGTTCATACCGTAGTCACGAGCGTAGTCCTTTGCTGTGTTAGCGACTGACTGGGCGAAAGATTTTGGAGTGCGTTGCATGATGCTGTGTGTTTGTTTGATGTTCAAATATACGGCAACTTGTTCTACCCTTCGACGAAACAGGGGAACTTTTTTCAGATTTTTTTTCGGAGGCCGGTGGACCTCACTCGAAAGTGAGGGTCCAACCGTAGACCTGAGGGCGACGCTTTGCGCAGATGGATTGCACGCTCGCCAGGTTTCCGCCGACGATTCCGAACACCTGCTTCGGAGTCAATCCGGAGTGTGTCACACCGTCCTTGGTGATGGTGAACTTCACTCGCTTGCTCTTGGGCTTGGCCTCAACAATGGGCTCCTGAGTGGCTCCGACCGGAGTGAGCTTGCGGGCACTCAAGACACGGTGACGGCCAGAGGTGCGGTTTGCGTTGTCGTACACAACACCGTCGACAACTGCGAGGGAGTGACCTCGAACGGAAAGGAGGTAGCGTCCGCGGGGGTGACGCTTCACGAACTGGTTGATGGTGCCCCAGGTGCCGCGCAAATCGAAGTACTCAGAAACGGTGCGCTTCTCAACTTCAAATCCGATGGTTTCAAAAAGCTTGTGGCTTTCGGTGACGATAAGGCGAGTGGATGTGCCCTGGCGGAAACGACGCTTGAAGAACTTTTTGCAGAGGGCGTGAGCCTGGTCGTATTGGATTCCTGCGGCGTTCGCTACTGCTCGCACAGTGCAGTCGTTTGTTTCTGTTTGCTGCAACTGGCTTCCCTGTACGTTGCTCGTCGTGTAACCGTTTTGAAACTGAGGCATGATGCTGTGTGTTTGTTTGTTTGAACAGTGCTAAGATAGGGGCATATGTTCATTCAATCGACGAAACACGGGAAAAAAATTTTCGGGAAACTGAAAAAGCCCAGCGTTTACTGGGCTTTCAGGACGAAAAAAAACTTCCTCAGACTGACACCACGAAGTCGAAAACCTGAACCAGGACGTAAACACGGCCCTCGGCTTCGCTCTCCATGCTCATCTGTCGGATGTGTGACTCGAGGACCTCGTACGAAAAGCCTCCGTCTCCGGTCATGTCGTACGTCCCTGGCTTGTTGACCAGGGCCGCCCGAACCTTGTGCCCGAGGCGCATTGCAACGGTCGCGGTTTTGGCGTACGAAAACACTTCAACCTGGTACATGTCCGCCTTGGAGATTCCTTCCTTCGGAATGGTGAATTCCGTTCCCACAAATTCCATCATGACGGCGGGCATTGTGGTGTCCTTTTCACGGATGTACGGGTAGATGCGGCTCGAGACCTCTCCGGTCACATTCGAGTCGTCTTTGAGGAGCTTATAGACTAGGTCGAGCATTAGACACGAAATACTTTTTTGATGGCCGCAATGGCTCGCGGCACAACAGTGTTGATGGAGTCGTTGTAGGTCGACTCGATGAACCCCACACCCTTGGTCCCTGGGTGATTGATTTTGTCGGTCCTGCGGCGTCCGATTCTGAAGCCCTTTGAACCTGGTTTTTTGACCACTCGAACACCGCCCTTCGAGCCGAGTTCCACGATATGCGCGTAGCTCGCGCGTCGCGGGCCACGCACGCGAGGGCCTGTCCGAACGTTGATGGAATCGAAGGTCATGAAGGCGGTCGTTGCAATGGATTTCTTGAGCGCTCCGGTCGGACCTTTTGGAGCCCTTGCACGCATCCGGTTGTAGGCCGGTCTCATTGCTCTTCGCATCTCACGATTGAGCTCGCGACGCTTGGCCCGATAACCACCACGCATGTTGACCAGTTCCTTCGCCTTCAGAAGGCCCGTCAGTTTCATTTCAACCGCCTTCGCCATCAGTTCAAAACGTCTGAGCTCAAGGCGTACGCCAAGATGATTGTGTAACGCTTCCGGCCACGCTCTGCAACTCGCACGATTTCGTACGTCTCACCCTCGAACAGAAGGCGCATTTTGCCCTCCAATCCGGGGTAGTATCGGATGGTGAATTTCGAGATGGTTTTGGTCTGCTCCTGGGCAGCTTCCTCGACCTCCATTGAAGAGGTCGAAAGGATGTCCTCTTTTTGGCACGGAACGGTCGCGAGGTCGCGGTAAGATTCGACTGGTTGGCCGAACGCATCCTGAGTCCCAAGGACGTCCCGAATGGTCACGAATCGGTCGAGCTTTCCTGCGCCAATCATCGCACGATGAATTCAGGGTTGTACGGCTGGCGCAAAGCTGGTCGCTTGTACTGCGCGCAGAGGAACCTGAAAGCGAGTGGCGGCTCGACAACTCGGCCGGTCAAAACAGCCTCCCTGTTTTCGTAGAAGTGGGCCATCATCATGAGCACCGCCTGCTTCAACCCTTCGGGCAATGGTTTAGGGTCAATCGTGAAGCTGAATGTCTGGTGGTATGGTCGCTTTTTCGTGATTCCCGTTGGCTTGAAATCTGGGTTGATTTGAATGACCGCGGGGTACCCCTGAGTGGATTGAACAACGTTCACCGTATCGATGGGAATGTTTGCATCCGTTTCGTCGTAGTAATTGACCACCACAACGCCTCGAATTCGGCTCGCCTCATAGGGGACCGTGAACTCGTTCACATACTCGGAATTGTCTCCCGAAACCGCAACCTGTCCGAAGGTTTCGTTCACCTCTTTTTCGACCGCCGCCAGGGCGGCTTTTGCGAGACCATCAAGGTACGATGAATCGGCACTGTATGTCACGCGTAGATGACTCTCAATCACTCCGGTTGTGAGGACCGAAACGATGTCAACCGGAGTCACGGTTTCTTTGATGGTTTGTCTCATGGTTTTGAGGTTAAAACAAAAGGCCCCAACCCTTTCGGGTCAGGGCCTTTCAGGTTTTCAAATCGCCTTCGAATTAGTAGTTCGAAGCGTTGTTCAATACAGTGCGGAAAGAGAAGGAACCGGCGCGGCGAACGGCTGCGTCACAGTGGGCATTCGCGATGACGCGAACGAGACCAGCGTGGCCGCGCGTGTATGGGTCAACGAGGACGTCGATTCCGCCCCAGTATGCCACTGCCAAATCGGTGAAATCTCCGAAGAGGATTTCAGTCGCGGTCATCTCGGTGGTCGTGGCGATTGCCTGGTAACCGTAGATGGTGTTTCCTTCAGCTGCCATGCGGCCAGAACCAGCGTCCAAAGAAAGACGCTTCAAACGACGCAAAACGGATGGGTGGAGCAAGAATTTCGCACCTTCCACGCTCGCGTTTGCGGCCAACAAATCCTCTTCGCAGAGGGCGGGCAAATCAGCCATGTCGAATTCAGCTGCGCTCGTTGCATCTGCGGTCAAACCGGACTGGAGCTTCGTGATGATTTTGTCATCAATTCCGATGCCCATTTCGCGGTTGATGTCGCGAACCACAAACGCATCAATGGCGTTCACGTTTTGAGCGAGGAGCTGCATGCTGTACTCGTTCATGGCAGACACACGCTCAGGCACGAGGGTCTTGTTCACGATGTCGAAATCCGAAGCGGTCACGTCAGCAGCTTCAGTCGTGTTTCCTGCGTCGATGTGGTCTGTCTGAACGGGAATCACAACAGAACCAGAAGCCTGGAAAACGGTTGCACCGAGCTTGTCCACAACGGAGTCCGGACGGAGCTGGTTCACAATTTCAGGAACCATCTGACCAGAGGTCGCGGTAACCGTCTGGTTCGTGCCAGAGTTCACGGTGTTTTCACGGAAAAGCATCGAGGGCACAGAAAGGTTTCCTGTGTTGTTGATGCCAAGGGCTGCGGCCTCGTTTCGGGCCTCTTGGTGCATCTCTGCTTCCAGGCCAGTCAACTGCCCACCAGTAGCGAGCTCCTTGACCGCCTTTCCCAGAGAGTAGCGAGCTTGAATGTCTTTCATCTCGTTTCGGGGTTGAGGGGTGGGGTTGGAACGGGTTTCTTCCTCTTTGATTTTTTGGTCAGAAATCTTCGCGTCCAGGGAAGAAATTTGGTCGCGCAATTCCTGTGCTTCGATGCTTTGCTCGGGGGTAAACTCTTCGCCGTTCAGGTTAACCAAACCGCGAAGCTCTTCGAGCGCTGCATTCCGCTTGTCCATCAATTCAATTGAATTCATGATTCAGGGGATTTTGAAAGGTTCGAAAATCTCGCATTTCATTCCTGGTTGTCCAACAAGAATTTGAGGGCGTCAACCTTGGTGAAGGCGAGGGGTTTATCCTCTGGAGCGTTTTGGGGCGCCATATTTGGCTCCGGGGTGCCTGGCCCTTGTTCTGGGCTAGGGGGAGAGGTTTGAGCCTCTGTGTGGTCTCCATGCAGCTCCTGGAGAATGTCGTTGGTATCGTCTTCGGCTGTGGCTTGCTCAAGATTGCGCAAGGCCACTTCCGTGGTCGGATAGGCTGGAATGGGCGTAAACGTCACCTCGTACAGACGGTCAATTTTGTTGATGGTCCTGAGGGGCATTTCGTCGTCTCGTGTCCATGAATCATCGGCGATGGTGAAGCCGAAGCTCATGCCACCCACGATGTCGTTTTTGACAAGCTCTGCGAGGTCACGCGCCATGCTCGTATTGGGCAGGTCAATGTCAACTCGCAAACCAGTGTCGTCCACGGTCAGATTCATGTTGCGACCAGCACGCCCGAGAGGGCTTGACCAGTCGTGGTTGAACAAGGCAAACGTGTTGCTCATGTCAACGCCTTCCAGAGCGGTCGAAGTGACTTGCTCGCGGAACTGGTCGCCAATCGTCGTGACGTCGTTGAATTTGATTGCGTAACCAGACAGCGTGCGCTTCTCTTCGTCCTCTTGATTCATGTACCGGACCTCTAGCCCGGTAGTCACTCGGATTTCTTTGTTTTCGTCCATGCTTCTGCTTGAAAGTTTGTGGCCCTTGGGGAAGAGGTCTGTGTCGTGTTTTCCACCACGGAAACGCTCGTTCCTGAGGGCGTACAAAAATGAATTCACTCGGGCAAATGCCCACTGCTCCGGGGACTTGACCGAAGGACGCACAGAAGAGGGGTTTCCCTTGTACGCTCCGATGCCCCTTTTGTAAACCGCCGAAAGCATGGCCAGAGTGGCCCGCTTTTTGGGATTGTCTCCAAACTCTTCGTTGTGTTCCTCGACCTTCTTTTTGAGAGAGGTTTTTGCCTGCTCGTTGAGCTCGTTCCGCTCCTCCTCTTCTCGGATGATTTTGTTGCACCAACCGCGCATGGCTTTTCCACCCCATGCGGCGTACATGATTGACCCGCAAATTTCCTTGCCGTCATCATCGGTGAATCGTCCCTGGTCGTACACTTCGGCTCGTGAAAGGAAGCTGAAAGTTCGCTTCACGGTGGACAACGACAGAGCTTCTCGGGAGGCCAACTGGTTTGCTCGCTGCCACCCCACAGGGGTGCCGCAAGAAGTACCGTTTTCCTCCTTGAATTTCAACGCGCGTTTTGCCGCGTTTGTTGCGCTCTGTGGATAGTCCGAAAAACTCATTCCAGGTCGTGGGCAGTACAGTTCACCTCTGCGTTTCCATAGCTGCTAGTCGAAACGCCAATTTCGTAGCGCAAAAACCGCTTGCCAATACGTTGGCTCCATGGCCCCACGGTGGTGACCCCATCGTTTGTCGTTGTAGCCGAATTCGTCAATGCTGCAAGAAGGGCGTTCAGGTCAAGATATTTGACCATTCCGGGAGCTCGTGACAGCTGGTCCTGAACCTCGCCCAGGAATCGAACTTTTGACGAAGCCGCAGTGCTGTTGAGGTCTGAAAAACGAAGCACCCAATTGCCACTTGAGTTCTTTGTGTTTTTAGTGCGTGCTCTCCTCGCTGGGTTCTTGCCTGGGTCGCTTTTCCCGCGGCAGTCAATAACCTTCAAGATATAGTAGTAATCGGCCATGGTTACGGAGTCGAAATTTTGTCGCCATAGCCGTCCATTTTACCGAGCGGAATGACGTTGAGTGGAACGAAATGGGTGTCACCATTTTCGGTCGGATTGAGTCCCTCAATCTTGCGAACCTCGTTGATGGTCATGACGCCATCGCGGAGCATGGTGGAATAGTAATTTGAACGCGTCTCCGCGTCCGCACGGAGGAGAGAGCTCATGTCAAATTCAACACTCATGCTCTTGCGTTCTCGCTCTGTGAAAAGTTTGTTGTTCAGCTCGTTTTCAATGCGCTTCACGAGTGGCGCAATGGTGTACGATGCGAAGAAGATATTTTGCTGCTCAACGTTGCTGAATGAAACGTTCGCCTCAAGCCCGACCAGTGATGCAGGGACGTTGAAAATCCGTGCGATTTCTGAGGCTTGCATCTTCCTTGTTTCAATGAACTGAGCATCGTCCGGTGGGATTCCGATTCTTTCGTATTTGATGCCGTGTTCAAGGATTGCGGTCGCGTGCTGACCGCTCTTGCCGTGGTACTTGTTCTGCCAAGCGTTTTGGAGCGCCATGAACTGCTCATCTGTGAGAGTCTTGTCGACAGACAAGACACCACTCAAATTGCCTCCAGAACCAAAGAAACTGGCCCCAAATTCAAGGGCCGCCTTTGACAGTCCAAGAGACTCCCGGTGGTACTCAATCGGGCTAATCCCACGGAACGCCGAAACGACAAGAACCTCTTGCTCTAGGAAGTTGAAATTCGTTGCATCAACGCGGCCTGTTTTTTCCGGCGAAAACTGGTACACGGTCGCTCCCTGCGGGGCGTCCATTTCTTCGACGTTTTGGGCAGGCAACCAGACCAAAGCCGTGGGCCTCGTTCCGCTCCTTTCGATGTACGCATATCCCTTGCCATACAGCAAGGAATCTGAAACGATTTTTTCCCAGAAATCAAAGGACGAGGTGTGCCTGTCCGCGTAGTTGGAAAGGAGGTACGAAACGGGGTGCTCAACGACCGAACGACCTTGCTTGTTTTCCTTGAAAACAGAACGGTCCAAAGCCGCTACGGTTTGAGCGATTTTGGAAACGCAAGCGTAGACTGTGCCAAGCTTGAGAGATTCGTTCGGAGTGATGTTGGAACCGGCGCGGGTATTCGCACCTCCCGCGTTGAAGTACAAAGCGGGGTTGACGCTCGATGAACGCTCCTCTTTGTTGCCTCCAAAAATGCGGGTGAAGATACTCATGTTCTTTGCAAAACTACGCGCCCGCGAGCTTTCCTAGGTTGCCTCGTTCGTTGGACTCAAATTGTCATGTCTTTGAGCGGTCGAATTTTTGATGAAGTCACACGCCACATGTTCTTGATTCGGTCACAGTAAACCAGCTCTCGAGGCTCAAGAAAACCGCGCAGCGTAACCTGGCGAAATGGAGCCAGCTGGACATTGGTGAAAAGCAAAATGTCACTCTCGTATTTTTCCTTCTTGATGGTCCACGAGTCCTTGTACCAGAACGACGTTTTCACGTCAACTTTCAGGTCGTGAATTTCCATGTCCCAACCCTTGTCCGGACTGGCGGATTTGTAGCTGTCCGTGAAGACCCCGTGCATGGACTCGCAAACCTGTAATTCGGCCATGACCCCGGCAAATCTGGACGCCATGCTTTTTTGCTCGTCGTTCTCTGGATTCCTGAAGCACTTGTTCATGTACTCCATCTCGCCGTACAGTGGGTTCACGTGGCTCATTCTGGCGGCCGTGGTCAGCACGGTTTCATCC